CTCATATAACGACGATAAGAATAATCCGTTCAGTTCTCCGGATAACGCAGCTGGTAACATTGGTATCAAGGCACCTAACTCACTTGCTATGCTTGGTAATACTGTGCTTTGGTTAGGTTCTTCTGATATTGGTGATAATGGTATCTTCATGATATCTGATACTGAAATCAAGCGTATTTCTACTCAAGACATTGAACGTGAGATTACTCAAATCGTCAACCCAGATAATGCTTACAGTTCAATCTGGCAAGAACACCAGCACGTCTTCTATTCTATTACCTTTGAAGACAGCAAGAAGACCTTTGTCTATGACATCACAGAGAACGCTTGGCATTACCGTGCTTCATACGATGACAAGAACCATTTGACATTCTGGAGATATAACCACGTTACATTTGCATACGGCAAACAGTATGTAGGTACTAAGAATGCTCTTTGCTATATGGACGAGAATAAGTATACAGAACATGATGGAAGAGTAATGCTTAAGATGAGACGTGGTGGCGTTCTTACTTCTACTGATTGTCCATTCTTCATTGACAGTGCTGAACTCATAGTCAATAACGGTCAGCATTCCTTCAATGACCAGTATGATAATCTTGAGCTTAATCCTAGAGTTTCTATTCGTTATTCTTGGGATGGTTCAACCTTCTCTGACTATGAAGACTATTATCTCGGTAAGATCGGTCGCTATGACTATTCTACAACAGCATGGCACCTTGGCTGTGGTAAGTACTTCACATTGGAAATCTCGACAACAGAACCTATTCCGTTCGCTATCGAGAATTTGAAGATTGCATGGTGTCCTGGCAGCAATTTCATCTAAGGAGGTCACATGGCTAAAGTCGATGTAAAGATTATCCGCTACGATGAAGCAAACCAGAACATTGAAGGCATTAAAGGATCTTATGGACAACTTGGTGAGAAACAGGCTGCCTTCACTGTTATCAAGAACTTGCTGTTCGTTAACCTTCATAAAGGCGCCAAGTATACAGACGCTAAGTTGCCTTCTGTCTATGACGGATTTATTCAGCTTAGCAATGGACAAAGAATTATCGTAACAGATTCAACTCTGAACTGCAACCTTCCATCAAACGTGACTGGGTTCGGAGTATTGGTCTTAAGTAAATGGAACTAGGTGTTAACTAATTATTTCGTAAAGGAGATTAAACATGGCTATACCTTTAATTGCAGCTGGTATCATGGCTGGTGCCTCTCTTGCGGGTACAGCATATAGTGCATATAAGCAGGGCGAAGCAGCTGAAGCAGAGCTTGAAGCTCGTAAAGAAGCTGCTCAGCAACTTAAGCAGCAAGGCGCTCTCACAGATAATGAATATAATGCTGTCATCAATCAGATAAATCAGTACTATGCTAACCGCGGATCCCTTGGAACACAAAGCGATGTAAATGCTTATAAGCAGGCTATTGCGAATTATAACCCAGAAGATTACGCTGCTAACGTTGGAACATTTAAATATGACAAGACTAAAGAAGATTTCGTTAATCCTTATTACGGCCGTATTATTGGCGATACTGCAGCCCAGATTCAACATTCTGCTGCAGGCGCTGGACTTGGACGCGGAACGGGAGCTGCTTTAAACATTGCTAAGGGTGTCTCTGAGAAATCAGATGAACTCTACAAGACTGCAATGCAAGAATATAATCAGGATAGAGGATTTGCCTATCAGCAATTCCAAGACGCTATCACTAATAATCAGAACCGTCTTAACGCTCTTAACCAAGCAAATCAGTATAAGATCGGTCTTCAGGGCAACCTTGCTCAAGATTACTATAATACACAGGATAGCAGAATGTCCGATATACTTCAGGCTCAGCAAGATAGATTGAACGCACAGACTGCTTATGGTACTGCAATGGCAGGTCTTTACTAAGGAGAGACTATGGGAATTTATTCAAGAGATAACATAAATTACCAGGGAATGCTTCAGAACATGCTTGCTGCTAAAGAACGCGGCGCAGCAATTCGTGCTAACGCAATGAGAAACCAAGGACAGATGTGGGGAGATACCATTTCTGGAATTGGCAATACATTCGGCAATGCTCTGATTCAGTATGGTCAACAGTCCGACGCTGCTGATAAGTATGCAGATGAACAGTCTTGGAAAGCAAAGCAGTTTGACTTCCAGAATAGACAGCTTGAACAACAGAAGTTGCTTCAGAAAGCCCAGATGAACCTTTCTCGAGAACTTCAAGGTGCTCAGGCTCGTAAAGAAGCAGAATATCAGAAAGACGAATACATGAAGAATTGGAACTTGGCGAACGAGGAACTAAAGGCTGCAGATTCTGCTTTGAGATTAGATCCTAATAACGCCGATCTTATTGCCCGTCGTAATAAGGCTGCATTTACTGCAGATTACTGGGGAAAGAAAGCTGGCGTTCAGATGCCTGAAGCAACAGTTGAAGTACCTGCTGCTCCTCCTACAGTTCCTACTGCTGAAGGCGTTCCTGTAACACAGCAAGACCAAGAAGAAATCTTCAGAGCATCACTTGCTGGTGAATGGACAAACGCTAAGAAAGAACAAGCTATTGCTGAAGCAAATAAACTCATTGATGAAGGTAAGAAAGCTGCTGCTATTGCAGAAATTACCAAGATGGGAATGACAAAGGAAGAGAAGATTCAGGCTGGCAAAGATGCTAAGATGAAGATTCAGCAAACTATTGACAGCTGGCAACCTGGTTCTCCGGTTCCTCAAGGCTTTGAAGTTTACTTCGCTGGTGGCAAGCAACACATTAGACAGAAAGGTAAGAAATAATGTCAGATGAACAAGCAACAAAGTTTCTTCAGGAGCTATATGCTATTGACCCAGCATTAGCGAATGAATTTGCTAACTCTGAGAATAAGACTCAGTGGTTAAAGAGCAATGCGACTCGTTTGGAAGGCTATTCTGACTATACTACTAAATTCAAGAACATCTCTGATTTCATGGGTGACCGATACAAAGCTCTCGGTGACCTTTGGCAGTCTCAAGATGGACAGATGCCATCTGACGCTCGAGTATTTGCTTTCCAACAGAAATATCCAGACATTTCTAAGGAAGAGATTTACGATTGGTTTAATAAGACCAATAAGTACTACCAAGAAGAACAAGCACGACAGGAAGAGGAAGCTGGTATTGCTCGCCGTGCTAAGGAAATAAAGGAAGAGTGGGGTCCGATTCAGAAACTGCTTGCTTCTGATTATTCAAAGCAACGTTACATTCACGATCCGAACGCTTCTATGTTTGGTAAAGAAGGAACATTCAATCCTTATTCTTCTCAGGGTCAAGAAGAAATATCCGACGTTATCTTTGGTGGCGCCGGTGCAGTTGGAGATCTTATTCCTGGCGTTGGCGGCGCCTTTGTCGGTCCTGCTACACGAACATTGCGAGATGTATATCATGTAGCAACAGATTCTCCTTATCAGAAGGACGCTGGTCAGATTGGACGTGACTTCCTTGGTGACGCTGCTATGAACGTTGGTACTGCTTACTTGCCAACAGCAATTCTCAATAGAGGATCTAAGCTTAGCCGTAATATCTCGAAGACAGAATCTGTTCTTAGAGATGCTGGTGAAGTTCGTTTGGCAAATCAGTCTAAGCAGTCAGTTAATGAAAGCGTTAAGCAACTCAATTACAATGATATCTATAACGGTATTTCCTATCCAGATTTGGAGAAGAAGATTCGTGACTTGCCTGATGGTCCAATGAAACAGGATCTTGAAGGTCTTACTAGACGTGGCGCATCACAGTCCGAAATTGCTGAGCATCTCACTCACTGGGAATCTGCTGCAGGTGACATTCCTTCAACAGCATACTACAAAGGAACGAAGGTTAATCCTTACTGGTCTACTACTCCGGTTGGCGGATATGTTGCTGAACAAGCAAAGGCTGGTACACGAGGAAAGGTTGCTCACGTTCTTGCAGGATTTGCTGAAGGCGCAAGACAAGCTGGCGAACCTTTGGTTAAAGAAGGATATACATATACTGGACGCGGTTCCGAACCTACCAAGCGTGAGACTAAGGTTGAACGTGCTATTAAAGAGAATCAGAAAGATTGGTATAAGACCAACTATGAGAGAGATTGGGAAATGGGATTCGTTCCGAAGAAAGTTGACGGTGACCCACTTTGGGAAGCCTATAAAGAATGGAAAGAGGGTAAATAATGCGTTCATTTGATATTTGGGACAGATATTACGATAACCAGAGCAAGCTGCTTCGTGGCTGTGTTCAGTTCATGGTTAAGGACGGCAATACATCTGCACCGATCTATGACCAAGACGGTACTGAACTTGATAACCCACAGATTACCGATGCTTATGGAAGAACAGAACATCAAGTATTCATTAATGAAGATGTGACTGCTTATTTCTATAAGTATATTGGAACTGGCACTCTGGAAGAAGAACAGGAACTTGGCATTGATACGTCCGATGTTTCTAAATGGGCATTGCAGTATACAGCCGAGAACCAACAGTCATATAATACTCACATTACCTCAGACGCAGCAAAGTGTGTTCCTACTATCTCAGCATTGAGAGCATTGGAAGTAGATTCTGTTCCTGAGGTTGCCGGTGCTATTGAAGTTACATTGCTTGGCTATAATGCAGTCGGCGATAAAGAACCAATCAACTATACATGGGCGTCTGGTTCTACTGCTGCTGATAACGGCGGTTCTGTTATCAAATGCGATGATCTTATTACCGGTCGTTGGATTATGACACAGCCAACCGAGCATTGCGATACTCGTCACTTTGGTGCATTCCCGCAGAATTCATATAACTGTCCAGACCAGTCCTATCAAATCGGTCAGTGCTGCGTCTACTGTATGCTTCATGGCTTGAGACCATTCTTCAATGGTTCTATGGACTACAGATGGTTCAAGTACAGCAATTTGAACGTAGTCGTTGATGCCTTTGATGTTACAGAAGATACACGATTCTATGATGCTGGCAATAACACATTCCAAGGCGATTGGAATGGTAACCCACGCTTTACTTTGGGAAACACTAACGTCGTTG